TAAACGTCACTGTCCCATTACCGTTGTCTGTGACGGTAGCATTAAAGTTACTCTGCATTTGTGATGCAAGCTGCCCCGCTACCTCCACCGCTGTAAGTGGTCCGTAAAGATCAAAGCCAATATTACCCGAGTAGTTATAATCCGGGGTGTTCCACGAACAGTCGAAATGATCACCCATATAACCACCATCACTACCATCCCCTATTGCACTACATGTAAATACAACCACCAATACGGAGGCGGGTGCTGGTGCGTGAGGGTAAAGGATAGTCCGGGCAACAGTCCCCGCTACCCCGAGTTGGTGGATAACATCCCCGAGTTTCCATCCTGTGTGATCTGCCACTAAGCGATTAGGCACACTCTTAGTTAGCACGGATGGGGAGGGTGTCAGCACATAGTTTTTCAACTGCTCCGGGGTCATCCTCTTGGTGATTCCCCCCTGATTATGAATGATATTTTCTACCCCTGTTAAGGGGTCTGCCAATGGGTAATCGTCAATAGGTTTGGGCATGGGATGCGGGTGGTTGGGAGAATGAAATCACTTTGGTAGATTGGTGTCCAGCTTCTTTAGGTTGTGGCTATTGGCACCCCGAGGTTGTCCACGATGACCTCCCCGTTGCTGTCCTCGGCAAATAGGAAGTCCACCCGGCTCTTATATCCACCACTGGCCGTATCGGCTGGGTCGTAGAAGTTGCGCAAATAATCCCCATCCATCAAAGGCCAACCCTTTGGCAAGATGCGTGTTTGGTGCAAGTTGTCCTTGTGGTATTCATGGGCGGCCAGAACCACCACGCCGCTGCAACAAGTTGCACGGTGCCGGGCGAATGATATGCGAAGGTCAGTCCTTTGGCCGGGGGCCGGGGGCATAACCTTGTCCAAGTAGAGGCCGGAGTAATCGGATAGAAGACTACCAAAAGGGGAGTTGTCTAGTAGGAGGCGGGGTTGGTCCCACCCACAAATTAGACGACGCAACCGGCTACGGACGGGTTGCATAATGCGGGCAAGCCGAAGGATGCGTTGGATGCCCGCTAAGGTATCCACCGGGATGGCATCAAGCCGAATCTGATACTCCGGGAAATGGATTGTGGGGGCATCCTCCTCAACAATAGTAACCGCCAACCCGAGCAACTCCATAGCCAAGGCCATCCCCGCCGGGGTGCCTATGAGGCCCTGCAAGGTCAACCCTTTGGCAAGGCGCTCTATTGGGTCCGGGAGGAACTCCGCGAACTGGTCAACACCATATTCGATGCAAAGCCAAGGGGCCACATTCCCCAAAAGGTCTGTGAGGGTGTAATCATTGGCGGGGGCTACGAACTCCGAGCCAAAGGCGTGTCGGGGCGTCCCAACAAGGTTCCCGCGCCCGCCGGTTATGGCCACAAAGGCGGGCTCCAACACGTTGTCGAATGGGGCAACGCGCAAGACATCCCGCTCCAACTTTGTGGAGTTGTGGGGCAGGATGTTGACGAGTGAATCGGTGCCGGTGCGTGCCATGGCTTAGATGTAGCTCTTGGAGATTTCAACCCAAATGAGGTAGCAAATCTCATCGCTGGGCAGGTAGTCCCCGGCGGCATCCGTGATACCGACAAGGTTGAGGTATTTGGCAAACGTGACCGTGGTGGGGGTAATAACCCCGGCCCGGTCGGTAGCCGACAAGTCCAACGTGATTTGGGGGTGCGTCCTATGGTTGGCAATGGCGTAGGTGCGGTAGACCTCCATCGCTTCCCGCCGGGCCTTTTGCTCCAATGTCTCCACAACGCCAAACCCTTCCGTGTCGCTATAACCGGCAAACGTGAAAGAGATGCTCCGAAGGATTGGGTAACAATCCGGGGCAACAATGATGTCGGCCAGCGGCCCGCCTTCAACACTATGCACCCCGGCAACATGAAGGGAGCCCATGAGCCATGAGCGGGTTACATCGCGCCCGAGGGCTTGCACCGGGGCGAATGCCGAAGCGAGGGTTTGAGTCATGCCAAGGTAAACCGAATAGGGAGCGCCCGGAACCAACTTAATGGCAAACGTGGCATCAATGAAGAGGGGGGAGGCAGCGATGACTTGGACTTGATCGTTGAGCATGCGAACGTCCGCCCGCCCGACCAATGTTTTGACGGCATCCAACACCGCCGGGGATGGCACAAGGTTCTCTTCGCTTGAGAGGATGGCGATGCAAACTTGCCCGCCGGTCCCAAACCCACCGGGGAGGTCCGGGGAATAGACGGCGGCATCTATCACTCGGGCATCTGCGGCCATGGCCCAAAACCTGTAATGGTCTGCCCCACCCGCATTGCTTGCCGCGCAGTTGCGTTGTTGGATGCGGTAGCGGAGGGCTTCATCGGTTTCCCCCACCCGCCGGACCAACCCTTTGGCCGAGGCAGCATGGTCAAGGTTCGTGCCGGTTGCATAGGCAAGGAGTTCCTGCCGGAAGAGTTCATTGCCCCGCTCCCGGAGGATCATTTCGCGGTAGGCAAATCCCTGCATCAACTTGACCACTGGATCGGTGACAAGGAGCATGGTGTAGGCTGGGTCTAATGCTTGGAATTGGGCAACCGTGTCGTCATAGACAGCCGAAAACAAAGGCATCTCAATGATGTCCGGGGTTGGCAGAAGCGAGAGGTCCAGAGGTGTTAGTAACGTGCTCATTGCGGCTGGGCGCTTCCGTAGAAGTCGAGGTAAAGGTTGGAAATTCGGATGGCGTTGCCTTGGATCAGATACAACCCATAAAGGTCAAGAAGGAGGATGCCGTCCCGCCATTGCGTGGCATCCAGTGTGATTTTGGTAAGGATGATCCGGGGCTCCCACTTCCCTATGGCCTCCGCAATGGTAACGTAGGCCCACATGACGAATGCCTTGTCAATGTTATGGTCAACCATCTGGAAAAGCCCACAACCATAGTCGCGCTGCTCGCAACGGGAGCCCAATGGGGTGGTGAGCAAATCAATGATGCTCTGCTGCAAATGCTCAAAGTCCGTCATCCGTTGCCCTGTCACCCTATTCATCAGGGATGTGGGTTGGATTGAGCTACCTTCTAATGGGGCAATCAGTGGCATACGAGTTCGTTTATATCGTAGGGGATGGAGGGGGTCAAGGAATCGTCCACGTTGTTTGGGATGCGGTTGCGGTGTCCCCACAACTTGCACTATCCCCTTGCCGCACAACCGGCTTGCCATTGATGGCGAACCATGGTGAACCCTGCACCATGGTTGGCGCTGCATGCTGATACATACCATGCCCGGTAACGGGGTCGCCAAGGACGGCAACATTCCGCCCGCCAAGGGTCATCCACATCTGCCCTATGGCAATAATGGGTCCCCCGGCCACATCAGCATTTACAACAATGGCTCCCATAATGCTGCAACTTGTTGCACTACTTGGATGGCCGATAGGGTGCCCCGCCTTTTGGGGGCTCCGGTGCGACCAAGGTTTCGTGCGGGGTTTCGGCTGCCGGTGCTTGTTCTTGCTCGGAGGCCACGGTTGCCCCGCCTTGCATGCCGGAGAAGGATGGGGTGGTAAGGGTTGCGGTGGTTGCTAGTTCCAAGGAGCTTGCCCCCCCGGAGAGCGTTGCCTTGCTTTGGCCAAGGTCCATGATTGCCCCCGCCACCGCCGCTACAACCCGCTGTGCGGTTATGCGGAGCAAACTAGCCCCATTGACGGCAGCAACCACCTTGTCCTTGAGGATTTGAAGCACCCCGGCATTGGCAACGTGGGCCACAATGGAATCTTTGGAGAGTTTCAACTCGGTTGCCGTGCCTTGGACATGGAGGTTGATACCATCTTTGGTAACCACCAATTGGGTTTCCCCCACCCGGAGTTGGATATGGGTGCCATCCATGATGATATTTGCATCTGCTCCAACCTCCCAACGGTAGCAACCCCCGGCTTTGAGGACCCAACGACGCACCCCGGTTGCCCGGTTGTATTCGTAATAACCATCTTGTTCGGAGTCCATATCCTTTCGGAAGTCCTCCATCTCATAGTCCGGGGAGTCGGCAAGGAGCGGGTAGTTGCCGCTGCCAATAGCCAGCCCGACAAACCCATTCTCCAGATGGCCACTTGGGGCAAAGACAGCATATTGCTCGCCCTTTTCCGGTGGGGACCACTTCCGGTTGTTGCCCGCCCGCAAGGATGCCCACGAAAGCCAGTCCGTGACAAAGGCGGTTGACTCCCCTTCCTTGCCAAAGATTACCCGAGCCTTTTTGGCCGTGTAGTCAACCTCATGGATGCGGCCCACGCGGATAAGGTTCTCTATCCGGGAGGCCAGTTCGGCGGTGTCCCATTTGGTGTGCTGGGTTCCCCCCACGTTTGCTTGGCCACGCCCGGAACTCATACCGTGGCCCCCTCCTTGGAATCAACAATCAGGCGGCCCGCCTCATCGGGTGAAACATAGTCCGGTGCCTTGGTGATGGCCCCCCCAATTTCTTCGGGGCTAGGGGGCGCTGGGTCCAATAGGGAAACGGGGAGAGAGAAGTCGGCACGCAACCGGGCGGCAACCAACGCCTCCTCGGATGGTTCAGTTGGTGGGTCCGTTTGTGGCCAAAGATCATCGTAGCTGGACCCGCCGGTTGCCCCGGTTTCGCTGCCATTGATGGTTCTGAGCCCATTGCTTGGTCCACTCAAAGGCATGCTATCACTGGACAACTCATTAACGAAATCGGAGACTTCGGCATAACTTGCATCGGTGGCATCAGGTTGCTCAATAGCTTGCATGGACCACTCCCATTGGTGCCACATCCTCTTGTTGTCCATGCCAAGGTGGGCATCCCGCGAATACCGAACGGGGTCATATTGGGGGACCATGCGCCAACCGATGAACGCTTTGCGGAGTTCCTTTTGGATGGCAACCAGTTGCTCCAAGGGATCAAGTTTGGATAGGCCGACCGCCCCCGCCCGGTTCACCCGGTTATCAATGCAAACGACAACTGCGTAGAACTCTTTGACCTTTTCGGATGCCACCTCCGGGTTGGGGGAAAGTTGGCCCATGTCCTCACCAAACATGGGAATCACAAAAGCATGCGGCAAAGGAAGGTCGGAAGTCTCGTCCTTTGATGCTTCGGAGAACTCAGCCGTCCCCCCAACCCGGCGGGCAAAGGATGGGCAGGTTACCCGGACGCGCTTAACGATTTCGGAAAGGGAGATCATGGTTAGGAAAGTGTGTGGCTAATGGCCCGCCGGATGTCATTGATGAACCGAGCTTGGAATGCAGCCCGCGCAGGGTCAGCGAACGGCCTCTTTGCCATCTTGCTTGTGCCCCCTTCGAGGAACCCCGCGTAGCCGGTTGTGGAAGTCCCAATATGCGCAAAGGCCCCCGTAGGGTATCCGGCCCCGCTTCCATATTCAATCTTCAATGAGTTGAAAAGGTTCCCGGTGTCTATTGCGGGGGCTTCCCCCGGTGCCGAAGCGACATGCTTGCGCCCGCCCGCCCGGATGTAAGTGTGGCCATGCTTGGGGGCTTGCATGTTCGCCTTCATGTGGTTGCGGATATGCTCAGCATTAGACCGGGTTACCCGCCGCATTTCGGAAAGGAGGTAGGCCCGCAAGAATCCAGCCCGCACGTAGCGGGATTCATCAAGCGTTGCAATGTCCCCGGCGGCCATGGCTTAGTCCTCCTCCGGCGGCCAGAAAGGTGAAGTGGTTGAGCCATCATTGGTAGGCTCGGTTTGGGCAATAAGGGAACCGTCCGGGTGTTGGATTGCCCCAAGCCCGAAGGCCGGGCCGGATGTGTTACCATGCTCGAATGCCTTGATGCGGAGGAACTCCAACTCCCGGCCCAACTGCTTGGTCTTGCTAACCCGGAAAAGCCGGTCGCCCCAACTCACAAAGGAGCCGGAGTCTACCCCGAACCGGGGGTTGCGAATGATGAAGTTGAATGCGGTTTTGTTGTCCTCATTCTCCCCTTTATCTCGGGACTCCTCGGCCTCCACGATCTTGGCCCATGCGGGGTGGTAGGGCGTGAGGGTTTGGATGAATGCCGTGCTATCGTCGGGCGTGCGCTCGGACTTGAGTAGCACGATTGGGTTACGAAGTTCCCCAGCGGAAACATTCTCGTAACTATTGCGACTGGTCAAACCAACGACCTTGCGACCAAATTTCATAAGAGGGTTGCTCCGGGGTTGGGGTTTTGTCGAAAGTTGGTGAGGTCCAATAAGGGGCCAGAAGTTCGATTGCCGTTGGAGGCAAGACTTGGCTGCTTAGGCCCTTGTTCTCATACAAGTTGCTGAGAACGATATAGATGGCCTCGACGATGCTTGGGTGGATGAGGTTCAAGTCCTCCACCGAATAGCCCGTAACATATTGGGCAAGCACAATGTCGTTGCCATTCAAATAACCTTGGCAGAGGTTTTGCCGGTTAGCCCATTCGATCCTCTGCGTCCCAAGGTCAAGGACATACTCGGTGTCCGGGACAACCGTTGGGGCCTTGCCCCGGCATAGTGCCGAGACGCTCACAACGGATGCAGCGGGCTTGTGCATAACCCGCAAACCACCCAAAACACCATCGGGGTCGGAGATGCTTGAGGGCATCAATAGAGGGCGGATAACCGCTTTGG